CTATTTCTGTGTCCCGCTGGTGGACCAGGCCTGCAAGGCCTGCAACCACTGCTCCGCCCTCTCCAGCCAGGGCCGCGAGTCGCTGGTGTCGATCTGCGAGACTTCGGCAGGCAGCGGCGTCACTTGCAGCTTGGGCGCTGCGGGTGGCGGCAGAGCTGATGTCACGCTGCAGGCCTGCAATACGGGCAGCGTCAGCAGCGCGGCCAGCCTCCAGCTGAGCCATTTTTTGCGTGTAGTCATGGGTGTTGTCCTGCTGATCGCGGGCATGCTGCAGCAGCGCGCCCGCTTTGCTCTCCGTGGCCGCCTGCGATTGCTGCGCCTGCGTCACGTCCTTGCCTGATTGCTCGGCCTGCACCCGGGCCGCTGCGGCGTCTGCTCGCCATCCTTGTGCAGTCCAGCCGGCGGTGAAGGCCCCGGCCAGCGCCAGGGCGGCCAGGATGGTTTTGATGCGCCCCGTCATGCCAGGCCCCCTTCGCACAGTTGACGCTCGGCCGCCCGCCGGCGCACCAGGCCGGGCAGTTGTTTGCCGCCGGCATAGGTCCAGCGGCTCAGTTCGGCGCATGCCCCATCCATGTCGCCGGCATTGGCCTTGCGCACCAGGGTGGATCCACAGAAAGCCCCCTCCCCCACGTTGAAGGCGAACGACAGGAACGCAGCGCGCTGGCCATCGGTCAGCGGCTGGCGGATGCAGCCCAGGGCATCGGCATGCTGGGCCAGATCCTGATACAGCATCGCTTCGCACTGTTCACGCGTGAAGGTCTGTCCCATGCGCAGATCGGGCCCTGTGTGACCGGTGCACGCCGTCACGATGCCGATGGGGTCGCGGTAGGTGCGGTGCACGGTCCCTTCGTAGGTAGCCACGAACGGCACCACCGCAGCCGCTGCGGCCGCACCAATGGCAGCAATCAGTTTCTGCTTGTAGTTCATTTCGGGTAGATCCCTCCGCGTGCTGCATTCCATGCCGCTGTGAGCGCCACGCCCAGCGCAACGATGGCAGCCGCCGGACGGGCCAACATCCCGAACCAGTGAAACACCTTGATTGCACCCTTCATTGCAGTGATGAACTCCAGGAGGTCCACCAGTTGCTGATTGCGCTCATGCAACTGCTGCGTGACCGCTTTCAAATCGCGCTCGATTGCTGCCATACGCTCGCTCCCTTTGTCAAAACGCTCATTCACCTGCTGGGCTGATAGCGCCGGCAGCTCGTTTCCAAAGTCGTCCATCCCCCCCTCCCCGGACATAAAAAACCCGCCGGGTGGCGGGTTGTGTTTGGTTTTATCTGGCGGCTTACAGCGTTACCGCCAGCCGGAATGCGTCATCCAGGCCTTCGGAAGATCCGCCCAGAGACGCCCACAGTTGCTGCACGAATGCGTTCGAACGTTCCCAGGTGTCAGCCTCATATTCGATCTGCGCCTTCATGCGCTCGGCGCGATCCTCGATCGCCCCAATGGACGCCTCTGCCGCTTCCAGAAAACCCAGCTGGTGCAGGGCCAAACGGCCCTGCCGACGTGTGCAGAATGCGGGCACTGGCGCCGGCGGCGGGGTCAGAAGGGCGTATGCCTCGGCCTCGGTGATGGGCGTGAGTCCCTCGCGGATCTGCGCTTCCTGCACATCATCCGGATACGCCCACGGCACGTCATTGTTGTCTTTGAAATACTTCACTGCGATGTCTCCAGCCAGCTTGTGATTGCCGAAAATTTCCCTGCAGGAACCCGGTAAGACTTCCCCGGTGGGACAACTGCAGTTATCGCCATATTCAGCCCTTGGGTCGGCTGCGATGAACCAACAAACTCCAACCCCTCGACGATCAATGTCGCGGTGGCTTGAGCTGTAGCGGCCCCTCCAGCGACATTCACCTCTATGTCATCCTGTGTGTTGTTCGTGTAGGTCATGCCGGCCACCCGCGACGCCAGCACATTGCGCGGAATCCGCTTGGCCGGACTGCTGGCATTCAGCATGGCTTTGATCGCATCCCGGAGCTGGTAGTTTTTCTGCTCATCCGGCACCATGCCAGCCGCTTCGATAACCGCCAGGATTTCATCGGTCAGGGCGTTCACGGCCTGCGCCGTAATCAGGGTGCCCGGTTGCCCGGTGGCCTGGTTCTCGTCCACATACCGGCCCGCTACCAGGCCAACACCGGGGACACTTTTTGGAAAGTCCATCGCGTCTTACTCCTCACCAAAATTCACGTATTCCAGCGTGTGCGCAGGGGCAGCACGCCGTATCACACACACCAGCGCATTGCTGGGATTGCTGCCCAGGTGTTCGCCGCACACCGTCAAGCCAGCACGGCTGCCACCGGCAAGGCGTTCGCCGACATGCAGTACCCACATGAACTGCGCATTCCAGGTTCCCAGGTGTTGGCCGCAGCGCGTGCGGCCGGTGCGGCTGGCCCGCAGCTCTTGCACGCGGGCGTTGCGGTAGCCCAGCCGCGCTGCCAGCTGCACGTAGTAAGCGGGGGTCTGCCCGCCCAGCTCAACCAGGCGCAGCCGCACCATGGCTTTGCGCTCTGCCACCGTGCCGGTGGCACCCAGGCATTCATCGGGCAGATCCAGCACCCGCTCCCAGTCGGTCAGCAGTTCATGGAAGCCGTCCAGAAACGATTCGTTCTGCAGCTGCAGGCCCCGGGCGTCCACGCGGGCAAATTCGGCCGCAAAGGCTTTCAGCAGCGCGTGCAGCTCGGGCTGGTATTCCTCCTCCCAGGCAGGGCCAGGGGGCAGCAGCGCCACCAGCTGCTGGTGGTAATCGGCAGCGGTGCGTGCTACAGCCATTCCACCCCCCCGTACACCAGCAGCTCACCGGCCGCCGGCACCACGTCATCTGCCGGCTGCACCAGGGTGTGGTCCTTCTCCCCCGCCGCGCCGCTGATGGCTTCACCCATGTGCGTCCACAGCATGCGCGCCCCAAGGTCGCTTTCACGGTCATGCAACTGCTGCAATGCCTTCTCCACGGCCGCACGCACCCGGGGCTCATCTGGGGTCAGGTCGATGCGGTAGACCACCGGCCGCAGCACGGGGCTGCGCACCACCAGCTCAGGGGTGACAGGGCGCAACGCCTCCAATGCAGCCTTGATGCGGTCCAGATCCGCTGCCGGCAAGGTGATGTCAGCCGCCGCGTCGTTGACCACAAACACCCCCACGGTGCCCGGTCCCACCCAATTGCGACGGCACCAGGCCCGGGTGACGCCGGGCTGGTCCGTGGCCCAGCTCACGTAGTCGTCAGCGCTGCCGCCGTGGGGCACGTTCCGGAACCGCGCCATCACACGCGCACGACAGTCCTCCAGCTCCTCCACGTCTGTGCCGCCGGTGATTCCTACAGCGCCCACGGTCACGCTGCTTTCCACCCCCAGCACGGGGCTGACCAGCTGCAGCACAGCCCCTGCTGACTGGTTGCCCTGCACGCCGGCATCCACCGCCCGGATGGTTGCCACTGCGGCGCCGCCCACCAGGATGACCCCAGCCTGCACCTCATACAACACACCGTCACGCTCCAGGCGGGTGCCTGCATCCACCACGGCGTCGGTGCTGCCTACAAACAGTGCCACGCCGCCGGCATGGGTGGGTTCCTTGCGGTACACGCCCCGGCTGCTACCGTGGCGCAACAGGGCTTCTTCTTCGGCCGTATCGGGGAACAGCTGACGGTATTGCCAGTCCAGGTACTGGTACAGCCCGTATACCGCCGCAGGGTGCACCCGGGCCAGCACAGCGCTGTCGCTGCGGCGCAGGCCTGCGGAGCCTTCCAGGTCCGCGCTGGTGCGTGACACCAGCAAGGGCAGATTGGGGGTTTCAAACGGCATAGGCCACCTGCAATAGATCGTCGATGTTCAATTCGATAGGGTCGCCATCCGGGCGGTACAGCACGATGTGGGCAGCCAGGCGCACGGCGCTGGGCCGCGAAATGGTCACAGTCACCCCGGTAAGAAAGCCGTCATCCAGCAGCCACTGCAACGCCTCTTCGCAGAATCGCTGTGCATCGCGGATGGTTTGCGGCGTGATCTTTCGGCGCCGTAGCAGCCACAGCTTGCTGCCGATGCGGTCGCCGGCCACGCTGGGGAAGCTGTCGCCCCACCAGCCCTGCAGGTCCGCGTCGTCCACCTGGTCGCTGGGGTCTGCCCGGCGCCAGGTGAACAGACTGATATGCACGGCGCGCACCAGTGCACTGCGCTGAAGTTGCGCAGTGTCTATATAGGTCTGCATGGAATCTCCTAGATTGGGCCGCCGGTGCGGTCGCCGCCCTTCACCACGCCGCCGTGGCCATGGGTCGAACCGATGTTGACGCCGTTGTGCGTCAGCTCCGGAGACTGGATGTCCACCGAATCGGTGGCCTGAATGGTCAGCGTCGCCGTCACCACGGTCAGCTTGCGGCCCCGCTCAAAATGGATCTTGTCGCCCTCATCGGTGTAGAGCGCGACCTCCCCAGGCTTCAGGCCCTTCAGCCTGAATCGGCGGTCTGCCACCACCACCACCACGCCATGGCTGCGGTCACCGCCAGGGAACACTGCAACACCCTCCGCACCGGGGTGCGGCCTGCTGGTGTAGCCGTAGGGCTCCAGGTGCTCCACGTCATCTTTGAACGAGCCAGCCGTCAGGCCAATCTGCAGGCTCTGCATCTTGCGTGCCGCGTTCACCAGTGTCACCGTGCAGCGGCTGACTATGCTTTTCAGGCTCATTTCTTGTCCCAATCCGCAGGCAACAGGTATTCAAAGTTATCGGCCTTGCCGCCTTTTTTCAGCTTGCGATTGCGCTGCTTGTCGTTGGGCTCGGGCTGCACCGATTCCGGCGGGGCCACGTGCAGCGTCGCGACGGTGCCTTTCTCGTCCAGCACATACTCCACTTCCGTAATCAGCATGTCCCGCTCAAAACCAATGATGGGGTCACGCACCGGAACAATCAGGTTCGGCACCCACAACGCACCATTGCTTTGCCGCCAGCCCTGCACCTTGTACGTGGTGGCCAGGGCCTTGCCCATGCGGCTGTTGCGCTCCCAGTCCACCCGGTCCCGTGCCAGTTGCTTGGTCAGCTGGCCCTGCTGCTGAATCAGCAACGGCCGGTAGCGCGTGGCGCGGGCGTCTGTGACTTCGGCCGCCACCTCGTTGGTTTCCTGGCCCCAGCTTTCATCCGTGCCGCTTTTCTGCCCCACTACGCGGTACTGGCTCATGATCTGGGAGAAGTCCAGCCCGGCATCCGCACTGAGCACGTTCTCCCCCACCACCAGCGCGTCCACTGCGCGGCCGGCACTGCCCGGCTCCACAATCACGATCCGGCCCTGCGGGTCGTCAGTGCTCAGCAAGCGGCTGATGGTCAGCAGCCGGTCGATGCTGGCGAACACGGTTTCGCCGGGTTCAATGCTGTGGTCTGCCAGCGCCTGCGTTTCCGCCACCTGGCTGACCACCTGCAGGCCGAACGGCTGGGCCAGGGCCTGCACGATCTTCTGCACGCTTTGCCGCCGCCACTGGCCCGGCTTGTTCACCGCGCTGCAGTCCACCATGTCGGCAGTCAGGCTGCGGCCCGCAGCGCCACGGGTGATCTGGTCAGGGTCGTAGCTGATGGGCGTTGCAAACACCCAGCCCGTCATCACCAGATCCTGGCCGATCCACACCTGGGCCTTTTCGCCCTGCTTGATGGGGATGGGCCGGGCCTGCTGCCCCCAGCGCCAGGTAATGCCGAGGTCAAAGTCCCGGGCCTGGCGCTCGATGCCGGCGCCGATCTTGACGCGGGTCCACCCGTCGTAGTCCATGCCGGCCACCCGCAGGCGCACTTTGTGATCGTCTGCAGTAGCCGTCATGTGATCCTCTACTTACTCACGCGCCACCTGCAGCTGCTTGGGTGGCACAAAACCAGGGTGCGCAATGCGGTTGCGCTGCGCAATCTCAGGGGCGCGGGTGGCGTCCCCCCACTGCCGGTAAGCCAGCACCAGGGCCGGCAGCACAGCACCGGGCGTCACCACCACCAGCGGCACGCTGGCCGATGCGGCTTGCGCCATGTGCCGGCGGGCCGTGGTGCGTGCCTGCTGCAGTGCGTTGAACACCGCCACGGGTGGGCGGCCACCGCCTCCCTGCAGGGCATCCCACAGGGCTGCATCCAGCACATCCCGCCCAGCCAGCACGTCAGCTTGGTAGAGCACCTGGGCCCGCTCCACAGGCTGCACTGCCTGCTGCCACACGGGCGTGGCCACATCCGCGGGCACTGCCTGGCGCTGCGCCGGCACCTGCGCGCCCGCCTCCAGCGCCACGGCCAGCTGCGCATGCCGCACTAGTTCTTGCACCGCCTGCACGGCCGCCACGGTGTGCGCACCGCCGGCCGGGTTGACGCTGCCCATGCGCCGGCTACCGCCGGCCGCGCTGCGCAGGTTGGCCAGGGCGCCCGAAGGGTCCAGGGACTGCAAGCTGCCGCGCACGCTGCCCACCCCTGCACGCACTGCAGACAGCAGGTTTGCCGGGGCGTTGAGCACCATGTCCACCAGGGCGGTGGCGCTGGCCACCGTGCTGGTGATGCTGCCGATGGTGCTGGTGACCTGCCCGTATGCGGCGGCCACGCTGCCAGTCATGGCGGCGATGTTGACCCGGGCGGCGTCCACCTGGGCCATGGCGTCGGTAAACCAGCTGCTGCCGGCGTCCAGCACATCATCAGCGGCCATGCCCATTTGCGCGTCGGTCGCAGGGGTGGCGATGGGGTAGCCCTTTTCGCCGCTCTCCACAAACTGCAGATCAAAGCGGACCAGGCCGCCTTCATCCCGGGCATGACTCACATTGCCGGGCAGGGCCGTGACCTGCAGCGCACCCCAGGCCGGGAGGATCAATTCCCCCAGGCCCGGCACATCCACCGCAGCCATCAGCGCATCGCGCAGCTTGAAGCAGTCGTCACCGCCCACAAATCCGGTGACCGAAAAGGTGCGCGTCACGCGCCCCAGATCTTCGGCATAGGGCGTGTCTCGCTGCACGAATTCGTGCACCTGCACCCGGCGGCCGAAGGGGCTGCTTTCGTTCAGCACTTCAAAGGGCACCCCACGGAATGACGCGGGTTGCAGTTCTTTGCGCCAGTCGGCCATGGGGTTACCCTTCTTTCACTTCAACCGCCGGACAGGCTACGCCGCCCTACCTCAGTGAACATCTGCACCCCAGGCTGGCTGGATGTGGCAGATGTCACCCTCATTCCTGGCGGCGCGTTATCAAAGCGCACCACCATCTCGCCCTGCAGCTGCTGCTTGGTGGATCCACCACCCGGCATCAGCGGCGACTGGCGCGACTGGATAGGGCTGGTGGCGGCAGGCGGCACAGCCAGGCGCCGGTCGGAACCGTCTGCCTCGCCCTCTGCCACCGCAGCTGCCACCTTGCGGTCCGTGACAAAAGCCTGCGCCTTGCCGCCCAGCCACTGGGCCCCCTTCATGATCGGCTGAATGATGGGTTCAAGCTTGGCCCAGAAGGCCTTGAACCAGGCCATGATCGGCTCCCAGTGCTTCACGATCAAGCCCAGCGGGGACCAGTCGAAGGCCATTTTCAACAGCTCCCAGCCGGCTTCAAAGAGCGGGCCTACAGTGCCCCACATCCCTTCAAAGTACGGCCCGATGGTGCTCCAGTTGGCTATCACCACCCCCGCCAGCAAGGCGATGCCACGAATGGCAATACCCAGGGGCGACAGTGATCCCACCGTCAGCAGCGCCTTCAGCGCGAAGGTTGCACCCATGGCACCCAGCCGCAGGGCAACAAAGCCAGCAGCCGCGCCAATGACGGTCTTGACCAGCCAGGGATTGGCCTCGGCCAGCTCGGCAACGCCAGTGACCACCGGGCCGATGGTGTCCATGAAGTCATTGAACGGGGGCAACAACACGTTGCCCACCACAATGCCCACCTCCACCGCTTTATTGGTCAGCAGCTGCAGCGCATTGGCGGTGGTGGCTGCACGGGATGCATATTCCTTGCCCATGCTGCCGGCGTACTTGCTGGAGTCCGACACCTTGTCGAAGTTTTCCGCCAGCTTGTCCAGGTTGGTCAGCATGGGGGCGATGGCGCCCACGCTTTCCTTGCCGAACAGCTCGGTCAGCACGGCGGCCTGCTTGGACTTGTCCACCTTGCTCACGGCCGAGAGCACTTTCATGATGGTGCCCTGGGAATCCTTTTGCATGCCCGTGGCCATCTGCTTTGCGTCCAGGCGCAAGGCCTTGAAGGCGTTCTGCTGGCCCTTGGTGGCAGCACTGCCAGCCGTCAGCGTCAGCATGAAATTCTTCATGCCCGTGGCGGCCACGTCCTCCGCAATGCCCACCCCGGCCAGGGTGGCGCCCATGGCTGCAATCTGCGCGCTGGCCAATCCGGCCACCTCGCCCAGCGGCCCGATGCTGGTGACGATGGCGCTGATTTGCTTGGTGTTGGCCGGGCCGGTGTTGCCCAGGTAGTTGATCTGGTCGGCCAGGGTCACCACCTCGGCCTGCCCCATCTTGAAAGCGGTACGCCAGGTCGCCATCATCTGGCCCGATTGGTCGGCCGTCTGGTCGAAGGCCACCCCCATCATCACCGCATCTTTGGCAAAGCCTTTCAACTCTTCACGCGGAATTCCAGCCTGCCCCCCTGCAGCCACGATCTGTGCGATGCCGTTGGCAGCCATGGGCAGCTCACGCGACAGGCCCAGCACGTCCTTTTGCATCTTGGCAAAGTCGGCCGGGGTGTCGAAGTCCACCACCTTTTTGACATCGGCCATCTTGGACTCAAAGTCCATCGCCGCTTTGACACCACCAATGAAAGGGGCTGCAAAGGCACCAGCACCGGCCATATCGCCCAGGCTCATCTTGCCCAGGCCTGAAGACTCAAGCTGCTTTTTCAGGGTGTTGGCATTCTTCTGAATGCCCTTGAACATGGGGCTGAGCTTGTCGACCCCCGTTATCAGGGCCTTGAGTGTGAATTTATCTGCCATGCTCAATCCCCGTACAGCGTTTTGTTGATGCGCCCTGCCTGGTCCAGGTGCTCCACCAGCACATCCAGCGGCATGGACAGCACCTGGCTCGGCGGCAAGCGCCAGAACCAGGCAGCTTCATAGGCCAGGTCGACTAGCTGGTCGACGCCGTGGATTCCGCATTCAGAAAAAAACCAATGACTGCCCAGGTCAGTTTGTTGAGGTCCAGCAGTTCCAACTGGTCCACCGAGCTTTCAGGGATGCCCAGGCATAACACCAGGTAGTCCGAGATCACACCCATGTTCGGGGTCGGCTTGTTGTCATCGTCCAGCAAGTAAGGCATGCGCCCGATCTGCTTGACTTCCTTGGGCGTAGGACGCCGCAGCGTGACTTCGTTCACCTCTTCGCCGTGCGCTTTGATGGCCTTGACCAACGGGTGCACGCTGCTGCCCATAATTTGTTGCGCTTCGTTCATGACCAACGTCCTTTGTCGCCGTTGAATTCCAATGGGGCTTTGCCTTCTTCGCTGTCGAGGTTCGACTCACCGACCACATAACCGCCCGACAGGGTGTAGACCTTGCCATTGGCAAATTCCACAGTCACCGTCATGTTGGTGCCATCCATGATCTTTTGGACGGCCGTCCCCTTGGTCACCAGGAACTCGCTGACCTTCACAAAGGGAGCGACCTCCTCCTCCTTGTAGTAGCCCGGCGCGATGGTTTCGCGCTTCTTGTCGGACAGCGGAGCTTCCACATTCCCTTTGATGACCACCTGCTGCCCGTCCACCTTGACGTAGCAGACGCCACCGCTTTTTTGACCCATGGCGAGTCCTCCTCACAATAAAAATGCCCGCCGTGGCAAAGGCCAGGGCGGGCGGGTTACGACGGGCAGCGCTTACGCCGCTTCTTCCGGGTACTGCAGACGGAACTGGTTCACCAGCGCGAACACGCGCAGCTGGTTGACATAGTCCGGCGGGAACAGCACGTCCACGCGATTGGGGTTTGTTGCACTGCGCTCCACGATCAAGTGCGTTTCGAACGCCTCCATGTTCTCCACAATGCCCCGATCTTCCAGCTCTCCGTAGGCCCCAATCAGCTCACCACGAGCCACCACAGGGGTGAGGATTGCTTGGCCGGCCCCGTACTTGGTCCCATCGTTTGCCAGCTTGTGGCGCGGGTACTTGCTGGTGATGCGCGACTCCAGATAGCGCAGCACGTAGGAACTGGTGTGCAAGGTTTCGCTATCCAGGTAGCTGTCGTCCTCCACCCCGAAGCTGTTTTCTTGATAAGTAGTGACAGACCGCTCAATACGGTACGCACCTCCCTTTGCATTGGCAGTGGCAATGCCGCTGGTCAGCAGGCTCTGGCGTTCATTCAGCATGAACCGTTCACCCTCTGGCGCGGCATCGATGCCCGTCAGCACGCCGGTTTGCGTGGGCCGGGCCGGGTCAGCACCAATGAATACCGCAGTACGCGCCAGCCAGGCGCCGGCCACTTCCCATGCGGGCTGCGGCACACCAGGCTCAAAGCCATGCACCGTGGTGTGCTGGTCATTGCGCGTAGACCCGAAGGCCACCAGTTCACCCAGTTCACCACGGCGTGCACCGTACACGTGGCCGTAGATTTGCTGCGACCAGGACCAGCGGCCGGTGGAATCGTTCATCCAGTCGCGCAGCGCATTCAGGCTTCCGGCATCGGTGAAGGCGCAGCCGATGAACTCGAATGCTTCATCCCCCACGGCCGCCAGTGCATCCTGCAGCTCGGGGGAACCAGCGCCGCCAGCCATAGGCGTGAAGGCCACCGCAATGCCTGCAGGCGTGGACTCGCCACCGGCCGTGCCCAGGCGGTTGAGCTGCAGCTGGATGTCGTTGCCCAGCAGGCCCTTGAACTTGGCAGTCAGCGACACCACGCCCAACGCTGCCAGCGCCGTCACGTACATGCCCGCCTTGGCGTTGATGGCTGCGGCGGTCGCTGCGGCTACGGCCGTAGGCGTGTCACCGTTGACCACCGAAACCTGCACACGCACACCTGCGACGTACACATTCAACACCCCGCTGGCGGTTGCTGCGCCGGTGACGGTGATCTTGCCTGCAGCTGCAGCGCCCTGGGTCAGCTTGACCGGCAGGCACCACACTTCGCCAAAGGTGTCGTTCTTGCGGTAGGCCTGGTGCATGCCGTGCAGCACGCTGCCAATGCCGCCGATCTGGCCTGCCAGTTCGCTGCGGCTGACCAGGACCAGCTTGCCGATGCTGTCATGCTCCGCATCGTCGTTCACCTGGCCAATCACCAAGCTGCGCAGCGTGCTGCTGCCGCTGTTGGCCATGCTGCTGTCCATCTCTGCATAGAACAGAGGCACCCGCTGCGCGGGCGGGATGGTGCTACTGATTGCCATCGGACTTCACTCCCTTGGTTGCAGCGGCCTTGGCTGCGGGTTGAACAATCACCACATCGCCCACGGCGAGGCGGCGGCGCCAGTACACGTTGTGCGGCACCTCCATGCCCTCGGGCGGCATCAGCTGGTGCTGGCGCTCAGGCATGCGCACTGCACGCCCTTCGCAGGGTTTGACGTGCACACGTGTGCACTGCACGGTTTCAGTCATGCGGAAAATCCTTTTTCAGTTGGTGTTCAATGCGGCCGTCAGGGCCGTGGGTCTGACCGTGCGGCAGGAGGCTCCTGTCCACCATCGGATCAATCGCATCGACGCGGATGTCGATGCCTTGCAGTTCAGGCAGGCCCAGCAGCTCCAGGGCCTCCCAGGTTTCAGCGACAGCGGGATCGCTAGGCAGCTCGACATGGCCCAGCACCTCCACGGCCGAGAAGCTGAAGGCATAGACCGCTTTGGCACGGTCGGTATGCACAAAGCTGCGGCCCTCATAAATCAGCGGCTCGGTATTACCAGGGGGCTTCCAGCCCACCAGCGCGCGGCACAGTTCCTTGCGCACTTCGGAAACTTCGTCTGCCACCCCGTAGCCGCCTTCATCGCCCTTGGCCTGGGGGAAAGCCACCACGATGTCCACCCCCTCCACCAGCTCTTGCACTATCACGTTTTCATAGAGCGGGTCGCCTGCCTTTTCGTCCGTGGGCACCACGTAGGCAGCACGTGCTGGCAGCTGGGTGGACGCATGCAAGGCATCCCAGTTGATGCCTGCCGCCACATTGCGGCCAAAGCCAGGGCAGCGCGCACGCAGGTGCGCAACGATGTCGGAGGGTTTCATGGCGGCAACAAAAAAGCCGCCTGGCAATGCCGGGCGGCTTGGTGGTGAAAGCAGCTTGTGCTTACTTGAAGGCTGACATGGCAGCGCCAAAGTCAATGTCTTTGGGCAGCGGCAATGGCATCGTCTTGATGTGCGGCTGACCGGCCAGCTTGCCCTCGGCAAAGCCACGCGCTGTGCCGTTCAGGGACTTGAATACACCGCCCTCATACAGCCACAGCGAAACCTGGGAATTCCCGCCCAGGCTGCGGTTAAGGCAGCCCACGTACAGGCGGTCGCCAATTTCTTTGTCACGGCAGCTGACAGCGCCGCCTGCGTAGACCTTGGCATTCAGAAAGGACAGTGTGATCTTGTCCATGTCGGCCGAAGGCACCGAAGCGGCCATGGCCGCAGACGAAAGCAGCAGGCCCAGGGCCGTTCCAAGTAGTTTTCTGGTTCGCATCGCTCCTCCTTTTGAAGGGGAAATGCTAACGCAGTGCCGCAGCGAACCCCGCCGATAAGACCGACCGAACCCTTGCGCTTTCATCTTCCAGGGCATCAGCAATGTAGTTGTCACGCGGTGCGATGCGCCACCCTCCCGCCTTGCGGGCATTCACCAGGGCAGCACGTTCGCCCTTCTTGCGCCGCTGGCCGCCCGTGCCTTTAACCCGCCCACCTTGCTTCACACCGTAGTGCAGGAAGGCGGGGTAATACTCATCCATGCCGGCAATCTTGTCCGGCATGACCTTGACCATGAAGCCGCTGCGACTGACCCGCATCTTGATGGAGTCACGCAGCACGCCGCTGATTTTGCGCGGGTAGTTCCCAGCCCCGCCAGCCAGCGACAGGTTGAGCTGCGCACGTGACGCAACCAGGCGCCCCACTTTGCGAAAGGCAGCGCGCACCTTGCGCTTGTCGAAGCTGTCTTTGTGGAACTGGTCGAAGCCCTCCACGTGCATGTGGGCGGCAAGAGTGGCACGCTGGCTCATTGCAGTTGCTCCACTTCCAAGATGGTGAAGGCGTTGCCGCCGTCCAGGTCGGCGCTGCGCAGTACGCGGTACAGACTTTCCTTGTGCACCACTTCATGCGCCGTGGTGATGCCAGCGATCTTGCGCAGCCAGATGCGATGCGTAATCGCGTGGTCTGTCTGCTGCCCTTCGGCATACACCGCCGTGCCCACCGGCTGAATCCGCGCCCATCGGGGCTTGGGATCACTGAACACCTGGCCAAGATCGCTATCCCCCAGCGGCACGTCAGTGCGCTTGCGGATCTGCACTAGCTTGTTGAGCTTCTGGCTGGGTGGCGCCTCCAGCGTCGTGATGCTGGTAGCCATGCTATGCCCCCATGTTGCGATGGCGGCGCAACATATTGAATGCACGTGTGCGCTTGGTTTCCACAGCGTCCTCCCCGTTGTCAGCCACCAGCGCGTCCACTAAAAGCAGCTGCGCCGCGATGATGTCCGGCGTGCAGACGATGCCGCGCAGATCCTGCGCATCCGCCTTGGCCTGCGCTGTGGCGTAGAGCTTGCCATCCAGAAAGACCTCGGCCTCAGCCAGTGCCTGGGGAATGGCTGCTTCAACGTCTTCGGCCAGGTCATCATCCAGGCGCAGCCGGCGCATTGCATCCCCAGGGGTCGGAGCTACAGCACCAGGCCCTACGGCTTCCATGCTCACTCCTTAGCTGCGTCAGTTGCTGCGGAAGCGGGGCTTTCAGTGGTATCAGCCTTGGCGTCCGAGCCGGGGCCTGCAGGCGCATCGCCAGTGCTACCCGTGCCTGCTGCCTGTTGATTGCCCCCTGCATCAGCTGCCTGTGCGTCGGGAACAGCTGGCTTGCCTGCATCCTTCTTTCCACCCTTGCGGCCACCGCTGCGCCCCGCATCACTGGCTGTCACCTGCGGCACCTGGGCAATCAGTGCCTCCGGAACCTCTTCGTCCGCCACCGGCAACCGCACAAGTCCGCGAGATTGCAGTGCCTCGGCGTGCAGCGGCGAGACCAGAAAGCTTTCACCGCGCTGGCGCTTTCCGTTGTGCTCGAAGCCCCAAAGGGCCACGACTTCAACTTGATTCATGGTGTGTGTCCTCTGTAGAGGGTGTGCACACGTGTGCACACCCTTGATTGAAGATGCCGGCGCTATTAGCCGCCGTTTTGTGGCAGCGGATTGACGCCGTCAAAGTTGCCCTTCACGAAGGCTTCCGGACGGAAGACGGTGAGGCCCACGCGCTCTTCCACGAGGATCGTCACCATGTTCTTGGTGAAGTTGTCGCCGTCCGAATTGCTCACCGCAATGGATGCGCTTTCGCGGTCCCAACCCTGGGCACCCAGCTGGAAGGCGCCCACCAGGAAGTCGTTCGCGTCTTGGGCCTTGGTGCTCACCACCGGGCGACCCCACAAGCCAGGTGCGGCCAGGCCACGCGGTGTGGCGAACAGGTAGGCGTTATCGCTGGTCTTGGTCAGCTCGATCTGCGTCCAATCGATAGGATTGAGCACGATGCCGTCCGCCGTGTACTCGGCCAGCTCTGCCTGCAGCATGGCGATACGCAAGCGGTCCAGCATGGTTTCGTTCTGGACGACCACGCCGGGGTTGCCATACAGAACGGCCTGCGTCATGAGGCCCAGCAGGTTGGCGCCGACACCAGAGCCCTTGAGGATCTGTGCTTCGTCCTTGAGTTTCAGCCCGTACAGCAGGCGGCCGTCGATGTAGGACTGCAGCATGGGCACGTCGGCAAGCACCTGCTTGGAGGCGCGAATCCAGTGCGCGATCGTGGCGATCTTGGACGAGTCCAGCTCGAACGTAATGTCCGACTGAGGCTTGCCGGCGGCGGGGTTTTCGCCCACCACGTCGGCATTGTTGGAGAAACCAGTCTCGCGCACGTACTCCACTTCACCGGAGGCCACAGTGCCCCAGTTCAGCAGGTCACGGATGAACAGGCGTTGCTGGGGCGGCGCCACAACACCGGGAACGCGGTGAGGCTGGACCAGGTCACCAGCCGAGCCCGTGGTGCCGGTGATAGCCGCATGGATGCTGCCCACGGTCACAGCAACAGCACCCTTGAGGGTGGGGTTGAATCCTGTGATGGCCTCGTTCTCCACGACCATCTGGCCCAGAGACTTGACCGCCGCACCGCCGCCGCCCTGACCTTCCAGCTTGGCCAGCAGTTGCTCGGCAGCCTTGAGATTGGCGCGCAGCTCACCCTGTTCGGTCAGCAGCTTGTCCACGCTGGCCTTGGTTTCTTCGGAGAGCTTGGCGCTGGCCTTGACCTCCTTGTCGGTCTGCTCGGCATGGGCCTTGAGCTGGTCGCCCACCTTGGCCAGGCTGGCGTTGATTTGTTTGATGTCTTCGTCGATTTGAGCCATGGTGCGGCCTTTCAGTTGAGGATGGAAGCTAGGGATGCGGCAGCAGCCGCAGTGGCGCTCATGTCGGCCACATGGCCGCGCTCGGCGGGGTCGCCCCCACCGCTGCCGGCCGGTTTGCCCGCCCCGGCCTGAAATTGACTGAGCAGGCGCAGGGCCTCGCTCTTGGGCATGCCACCTGCACGCAATGCCGCTTCCAGGCGACGGGTTGCATGGGCTTGTGCCTTGGCCTCATCGCTCCCCACCTGGTCAGAGGCAAGCAGTTCGTCGGCGAAGCCTTGTTCGACCGCACTTGCGCCGTTGATCCACGATTCGGCATCCATCAGCTTTGCCATGGCATCTGCATCCCCGCCAGTACGGGCGGCGTAGATGTCGGCCATGGCCGCGTCGAAGGGCTTCAGCCAGGCAGCCAGTTCGATGTAATCGTTGCGGTTACCTGCGGCCACCACCCATGCGTTGTGGATCATCAGGAAGCCCGCACGCGCAATCTGCACCACATCGCCGGCCATGGCGATCACGCTGCCGGCCGACGCAGCTAGGCCCAGGACCTTGACCGTGACCTGGCCCTTGTGCTCACGCAGCATGTTGTAGATGGCCAGGCCCTCGAACATGTCCCCGCCGGGGCTGTTCACGTTCACGGTCACATCGCCCGGCCCCAACTGGCGCAAGGCGGCAGCAACATGCCGCGATGTCACGCCCTCGCCGGTCCAGTAGTCCACACCGATCACGTCATAGATGCTGATGGTTCGGCCTGCCTCTTCCTGCTTCTCCTCGGCCCGTAGGCCGGGGCTCCAGCGGGCGAAGGCATTCGGCAGAATCTCGCTGCGCACGCTGGCGCTCGGGCGGCCTGTTGGGGCGCCCGGTAGGTCTTTCAAACTCATGTTTCTGTCCTAGGTTTTGCCCGGATCTGCAGGCAGGCCGAGTAAGTCACGCAGTGCATCGCGTGCGGCGCCGCCGCTGTCCTGAACACCGATGGCATCCAGCGTGGTCATAGCCGACTGCACCGTCAGCACCGCAGCGTTGCCCCCCATGGGCTCGCGGTCCTCCAGCTCGCGCACTTCGTCGCGGGTCAGAATCCCCTTGTCCACCATCACCCCATAGAAGGCTGCACGCGCTGCACTGTCTGCGCGCAGCAGGCCCTCAACCGCATATTTGGGGTAGTAGCGCAGCCGCTCGGCAGGCGTCAGCAGATCCTTGCTGATGGCTTGCTCAATCCGTCGAATCCAGGGCGCCAGCGTGAAGACCAGGAAGGCAATCATTTGCTGCTCGATACCTGAGCCCCAACTGGTGGACTTCTCGGTGTGGCCGACCATCCAGGGCGGCACACGGAACCAGCGGCAAATTTCCTCCACGCTCCAGCTACGCGACTCCAGCAGCTGAATGTCCTTGGGACTGATGCTCAGAGCTTTGACGTCGATGCCCCCCTCCAGCAGCGGGGTTTGGCCTGTCTCAATCAGACCCAGCACGTTGTCGCGGAATTCCTGGCGCTGTTTCCCCGTGAGAAAGTCCTTGACCACGTAGTAAAGGTGCTGCAGCGCGCCGTTACGGAACGCACGGCTTGCAACCTTTTCTGCAGCCGCTGCCTGGCCAAACACACTTGCGCCATACCGAATCACGCTGACGCCGTTTTTGCCGTCCAGCGAGAAGCCCGGAATGGTCCACACCTTCTCTGCCGGGATGATGCGGCGCACGCCGGTGTCGCTGATGTATGCCCACTCACGCACCACGCGCCCCTGGCTCCGATGGGGTGTAAGCCGCTCGGGGTCCAGGAAGTCCAGGCCCACAAGGCGGTTGCCGATCATCAGCTTCTCAGCCCGGCCAGCACCGCGCAGCAGCATCGCCGCCACCATCGACTCCCAGAACACCGCCGCTGTCGTGTCGCTATTGGGCACGTCATGCAAGATGCTGTGCAGCGGGTGCTGGGATGCCAGCTTTTTGGAGCCACCAGAGCTGTCGTACATGCTCAGCGGCAGGGTCGCCAGTGTTTCCGAGATGAGCCGCACGCAGCCCCACACGGCCGACATGCGCAGCATGCCGTTGGCCGAGAGTGGTACACCGGCATCCGAATCAATGCGCAGGGCCGCAACACTTCCAGGGCCGTCGCTGATGGAGAAGCTATTCCCCGTCAACGCGGCCCAGATCGTACGCAACCGGCCAGTTCCGGCTTGGTTGGTGGTTTGCCTCAGTTTCATGCCGCTATCCCTTCGCCGGAGCGGCAAAGAAGCCGTCCTTGTCACCTGAGTCATCCGGCTGCTGGAATCGGCCCAGTGCCATCACCAAAGCCACCACGCCGTCAATTCGGCCGTTCTGCTTGCTCTTTTTCTTGTCCGGCCGGTAATTGCCATTGCTGTCGAACAGCAGCGACACATTGCCCGCGCAATAGCGCAGCACCGGGTTGCCCCCGTGCGCCAGCTGCCCGCCGTAAACCAACGCCTCCAGCGCCTTGCTGCCCGGCCCCATGCCGTGCGTGTTCTGCGGGATGTTGACCATGGGCAGGCCTGCCGCCAGCAGGTTGTTCACCAGCTGCGTCGCATTCCAGTCATCAAAGCCCAGCTCGACAATGTCGTACTCCAGGCTTGCGGCTTTGATGTCACGCTCTACGGTGTCGTAGTCCGTGACGTTGCCCGGCGTGACCTTCAACCACCCTTCATCTGCCCACTGCCTGTAGGCGGCTTCGTCCTCGGCCTCGGTCGCCAGCTTGGCCTCGGGGCACCAGTGCCACACCAGCACATGCACCGTGGTCTCCCCCTCCAGCGGGGGGAACACCAGCGCAAACGCTGTCAGGTCGCGCACGTTCGCCAGGTCAAGCCCACCAAAGCAGCGGCGCCCTCTGAGCATGGCCGGGTTGAAGGCCTTGCCGCGTGCGTCCCAAACCTGAATGTCAAACCAGCCTTCGGCGCTGTTGCACCAGATATTCAGGTCTTTGGTCAGGAAGTTGGCACGTGCACCTGGCAGCGCCTTTGCCTTGCGCGCCTGGGCGCGCATGTAGTCCCAGGTCTTGCTGCGGCCCAGCCCCGGGTTGGCCTTGATCCAGTTGCGTTCATCGTAGGGATCGTCCCCCACGTCCGGCGTGTAGATGTAGCCGAACAAGTCATCGTCCTGGCGCTTACCGTCCAGCACGCTGACCAGGTAGCTGCGTATCTCCACGCAAATGCCGTTCAGAATGAAGCCGGCAGTCGTGATGGCAGACAGCAGCGGCTGCAGTCGCGCGCCCAGTGCCGACTCCATCACGTCCCACACATCGCGGTCAGCCTGGGCGTGCAGTTCATCGAACAGGACCGCCGAAGGATTCAGGCCGTCCAGACTCTCGGCATTGGCAGGCAGCGGAGCAAACACGCTGGCGTCCATCTGCACGCGCTCTTGGTTCAAGCCCTCATGGATCTTGAAACTACGCTTGACCCCGGCGGAGCGCCGCGCCCAGCGTTTGATGTTGTCGAATGCCGGCTTGAACACCGACATGGCCTGCGCCCGGGTGGTCGCCACCGCATACACCTCGGCGCCTGCTTCGCCATCCATGGAGAACAGGTAGGCGCCTTGCGGCCCCGTCCATGTGCTCTTGCCGTTCTTGCGGGCCACCTCTTCATAGGCCCGCGTGAAGCGGCGGCGCATATCGTCTGCATGCCGCCAGCCGTACTTCACGGCCGTCCAGAACTTTTGCCAGGGGTCCAGCAGGATGGGTTTCCCAGCCAGCGGGCCTTTGATGTGCACAAAGAACCGCTCAATGAACTGGATCATGTGCCACGAGTAGCTGGGGGCAAACACCAGCCCACGGGCGCCGGCCTCCTGCAGGTCACGGTAGTGGCGCACCACCGCCAGGTAGGTGTAGCGGCCTGTGCAAATCTCATTGCGCAGCACGGGTAGCCCGTACTCCACATCCCACTGCTGCAGCTCCGCTGGAATCAGTGCGTCGGTCTGTTTCCGGGTGAGGCGGTACCGTGCGCGACGAGCGCGCCGAACAGGTCGTCCTGCCCGGCCTGCGCTCCCGTGTCCTTGCGCACTCGCGCCAAGGAGGGAATGGTCAAACATGCTTTGGGCAGCCATTGGCCAAGCTCCATCTTGAGGCGGACCTCATCCTTGGCCCAGGGCGTTTCCGTAGCCCACCCCGTCTTTGACGTTTGGGTGCGACCTTTTTCCTCGCACAGCGCCACCGCCTTGAGCCAGTCCGCGAAGGTGCGAACAATCACAGCGATGGGGATACCTGCGGTCATGTGCTCGATGCCGGCGTTGCGCAGCGAATCGCAGATGTAGTCGTACAGCTCTTGCTCATCGGCCGAGAACTGCAGCTGCTGGGGCGCAGCCGGAGATTCGATTTCTGTCTTGAGGCCAGCAACCTGCCCAGCCCCCACGGCTGGCGGCTGGACCGCAAAAGCCGGGGGCTTGTTGGTCATGGTCATCCTTGGTTAAACCCCCAGGGGGTAGTTTTTGTTTCCCATAAAAGTTCAGCTGGGCGCTCGGTTTCCGCAGGGCGCGGTCAGAAGTTTTGACCCTCCCCCTCCCCTTTGATGAGAATCCTTCTCATCTGTCGCGGTAGGCACCCCATGCCCGCCGCACCCCGCGTGCCCGCTCGGCTTTCGACTTCGCGTCGTGGCATGGCTCGCAGATGGGCTGCACATTGGCCTCCACGTCGCGCCCGCCTTCCTCCAGCGGCACGATGTGGTCACGCATGGTTGCCAGCACCACCAGGCCCAGCCTGCTGCATGGCCTGCACAGTGGCTCACGGTCGAACAGATCCTGGCGCAACTGCTGCAACCTGCGGCCGGTGATGCGCTTGGCGGCGGTGGGCTTCTTCACCCATGCCTGCTTCGGATGCTTGGCACACCGGCCACTGCCGTCATGCACCAGGGCACGGCAGCCAGGCTGGGTGCATAGGCGCGGGGCAGCAGATGGCACGGCGCGTCCTTTCAATTGGTGGCGGTTGCGTGCCGCCGATGCGCATTGCGCGCACCCGCTTAGGTGTTGACCAACTGCCGGCCGGTCGGCCAACAAAACAAAACCCCGCACAGCTTGCACTGGCGGGGTTCTGCCCTGGCTCTCAGTGGTTGGGGGCACTAAGCGCTAGGTTGCCTGAAATGTAGACCAACTCTACAAAATGTAAAACTCCCTCAGCCCCCATCCAAATGCCTCCGTGCGGCCCATTCACGGCCCTTCACGCGGGCTTGCTGTTCCTCTCGCACCCTAGCCTTATCCTCTAGCCACCGCGCAATGCAAAGGTCAGCCTGCCCAAGCTGCGCATGTATCGTGCTCGGGCTGCGCCTCATGATGCGCGCAGCCTCAGTCACACCCTTGTCCCGCAGGTAGATCAGCACCAGGGTTTCGTGCAGGTGACCGTGGCCCAGCTTCAGCGCCTGCACCGCCTGGTCCGTTTCTTCGGCCTCGATGTTCAGGATGGGCATGGTCGATTCCCTGCACTTCGACCCCGACTCACCCGCTGCCGCCATCCAATTTGCCAGCATGTTGCGCGATGGGAAGCCCAGGCCGTGGTTGTCGCTGCGCTCCCGCCACAGCGCCCAGTTACCCAGGCGGCGCTTGATGTACTCAATGCGTGCCATTCACACCTCCGGCTCCAGGCTCACGCATGAAGGCCGCAAAGGCCACACCACACACCACCACCACTCGCTGCAGCTCGGCAACCGATGGCCCAGCTGCAGTCACTTGTCCCAGCACCACATCGGCAGGCCATGGTGTGCCCACCGCCCGGCCGCCCTCAATCGCATAGAAGTACCCCGGCAAATTCCGCTGCACACCATTGCGCAGGCATTCATCCACATGCTCACGCCCCCAATCAACCCGGCGCTTATCAATCCAATCCGCCGTGTTCGGCATCGCATCCCTCAAGCTGGCTGGCTTATCCATTTCATGACCTCCCCAAACTGTGCATACGTGTGCACAGCGCCACCTCACCACGACCACCACCATGAAGGGGTGGACGGGGGGTGGACGCCGCAAACCCGCGCCAAATCACAATCCGTCCATCTGTCCATACCTCCCACCTACATGAGGTGTTCTGCACCCGTGCGCGTGCGCAGACACGCGCCCGCCTGCCTGCGCCCACGCCCATGTGTGAGAGATTGCTTGCAAAGGGGTGGACGGGTGGACGAAACACCACAAACCCCAACAAAATCAACCGCTTGCGCCGTCCACCCCCTGGTGGACGGATCGTGGACACGGTGGACGGCGGTGGCGACAGGACCAGCCAGGCAGGGGCAAGCGCCTCCCACCGGCTGGGGCGTGACCAGCTCGCAAAGCGCCCATAGCGCCACGCAAACGCGTTGAATTCAGAACGGCAGCGGTTCATCGCCCTCTGCCCATGCACCCGGCTGCGCCGGTGCGTTTGTCATTGCTCCAGGCTGCTGATCTGCAGGCTGCGCGTGCGGCAAGCCCGCACCAGGGCGCTGCCGCAAAAAGCCACGGCGCCGCATCAGCCCCTTGGTATCGCGGTGGGCCTTGAACCCAAGTACCTTCATGGCGTTGCTGATGCGGGTATCCATCTGGCCGTTACCGTCAATGCGGTCAGCCTTGATGCCCAGCACGTCATACAGCTCAACCCGGGGGAAGAAGTCGCGCCCGCTCGGTGGCAGATCGGCTGCTTTCAGCCCTTCCGACCCGTTCACATAGGCATCCAGCATGTCCTCCCATGGGTCGGACCGCTTGAACTGCTCTTGCGCCGGAAACACCAGCCGCCGTTCCTCTTCCGGGGTGGGCCAATAACGCTCCCCCTTCTCCAAACGGGCAAAGGCCTCGGCCAGGAGCTGGGCACGTTGCTGCCGCAGCTCCTCCACGTCCACCGAAAACACCTCAAGCGGCCAAAAGCGCCGGTCCCCGGTGGCATCACGCAAAAAGGCGTCGGCATTGGTCGTGCCCACATTCACGGAATGCCGGGGCGCCTTCACCATCTTTGAACCATAGGGCGGGCGGTACCAATCCTCTTGGGCAGACAGGTACTGCTTAATCGCCGTCGAATCCGACTTGTTCAGCGACTCCAGCTCGGCCGACTCAGCAATCCAGGCCAACTGGATCGCCATCTGGCTATCCTTCTCGCCCACCCGGATCGCGTTGTCCGTGAAGTACGGGTAGGCCAGCTCCCGGAACGCGCTGGACTTCTTCAGACCCTGCTCACCCTTGATGATGAGCATGTAGTCAAACTTGCAGCCAGGTCGCAGCGCACGGTTGACCAAACCCATCATGAAGCACTTGCCAATCAGGCGCACGTACTCCGAATCCTCCACCCCGTAGACATCCACCAGCCAATGCTCCAGGCGGTCTACCCCGTCCCATGGCTCGGCTTTAATCAGGTCAATGATCGGGTTGTACTTGCAGCCCCGCGCTGCCATCTGCACACCGTGTGAGATGGTGCTGGTGGCCCGCACAGCAAGGCCGTGGGTGCGCAACAGGTACTCACCCAGCATCCAGTCATCTTCCTCATCCCAGTCACCAGCGCCCCGGCCCCAAGGCACATCGCCGCCGCGCTCCAGCAAGCGGCTGAACTCGTTGAATCGCACAGCGCCCCGCAGCTCCGGGTCCCACTGCATGCAATACATCACGTTCTCGCGGCAATCCATGGGGCGGCCACGGGCAAGCACCAGCTTGCGCTCCAGCTCCGCCCGGCACTCTTCAGGCGTCAAGCCGTCAGCTGCATCACCATCCGTGGGCAACTTCGCCCCCCCAGCGGCAGCACCATCGTTCGATTTTTTTTCTTCCGGCTGGGCCTTCTCTGCTTCCGCCTCAGCAGGCGCGGGTGCAGGTGCCTGAACAGGCGCGGGGGCATGCTGCGGGGCCAAGGGCTGCAACTGCACACCCACCAAGGGGGCAAGCCAGCGCAAGGCATCACCTGGCTTCGCAGTGCCCGGCCCCCACTCCATCACCAGATCCACCGGCGTGCGCTTTCCTCCCCTGGCATCGCCCATATCGGCCACGCCCCAGTCCTTGATGCCCTCGGGGTGGATGACCAGATCCTCCTGCAGGTCGCGCCCCAGGTCCTTGCTGGTCACACGGTAGGACGGCCCCTTCTTGAACGCACGCCCCCCAAACAAGGCTGGCACCCATGCGTCAAAGTTCAGCATGGCTTCGTCGTTCACATACCGGAAGTCGTCGCGCCCCTGGCGGTCTGCAGCTTGTTTACGCTGGGCAGGCGCTGCGCAGGCGGCAGGCTTCAGCCGGTCCTTGGCCTCTTGAATCGTGGCATGCAGGCGCCGCAGCGCCGCTTCATCCACCGGCATCACATCAGCCGGTGTATTGGCCACCTGGCGCCCTGTCACAGTGAAATACTGGCGCTCGCAGAACATCTCCACGCCAATGTCATTGGACTTTGCCGTGGTCGTGTGTCCCTGCACATACAGGTGCACCCCAGTGCCACTGGGGGAAAGCTCCGTGTAGGTGTGGAACGCCTGAATAATCTTGGCGCACCGGTCATTCATTGCACCGGTGCTGGCATCCACCATCTTGTCCAGGTCAATGCCAATCAGGCCATCCCCAGGCAAAAAGCCAAAGCCCACACCACTCCAGGCATCAGGCTGCCCCTGCTTGCGCTCAAACGCCCTGCGCACCACCTCCAGGGTCGCCAGCCGCATGCGGTCGCGGTCGCTGCCCTGGTCACCAGTCCGTCGCCCGCCCATGGCGTAGTACGGCACCTTCAGCCAGGTGCTGCGCTTTGTGTCCCATTCATACTTCCACAGCACCCACTGCTGCCGCAGCGCCAAGCTGGCCGGGATGGCATCCCACAGCGGCGGCTCCACCACGGGTGGCACACGCACTTCATCAACCATGCGTCACCCCCGCAGCAGCCAAACCCAACACGCTGGCGTCCCCAACACCAGCAGCGTGCAATATCGCCATCCCGTTACCCCCAGCAGCGCTGCAGCTGCGTAAAACCATCCTGCGGGGCCACTGCCTTGCGGCAGGGCAACGCATACTCCGCCACCGGCTTTTTGCAGTGCGGCACCCGTCGCGTCCGGGGCACATCCAGGCGGCCATAGCGGCGCATGTTCAGCAGCGTCTGCTGGGCCACCTTTAGCCCCACCTGTGCAGCAGCGGCAATCTCTTGGGCAGTCAGGCCACGCTCGTCGGTAGCCAGTCGTTGCACAGCTTCCAGCAGTGCCTTGCTCACATCACCTGCGGGCCGCATTACTGCACCTCCAGGCCAGCGCTGCGGCGCACATTGCGGCGCAAGCGCAAGAGCAGCAATACAAATTCCATGATCTGGGCATCGGCCTCTTCCGCCTCCGGCACACTCATGTGGTGGTCATCCGTGGCCATGGTCAGGAACTGGGTCAGCACCCCCTTCTTCACGCTGGCCTGCAGCAACTTTTCCTTGATCGCGGTTATCTCGCAGGGCCACCCGCCAGCAGGGGGCGGGGGCAGCTCCATCGTCACCATCCCGTGCTGAATGCTCAGCGCCTGCAGCCACTGCAAAGCGTTAGGCTCGCGGATCTCTTGCAGCCACTCCGTCAGCAGCTCCAGCACTTCCACGTTCACCCATTGGCCGTCCACGCCGCGCAGGCGGGCACGCAGATATTCAGAGTGGATAGACACCCCCCGGCGGTCGGCCAGGAAGGCGGCGGCAGCCTTCACGCCGCCATTGGCGCCGCGCACCGTGTTGTAAAGAACGTCGCGCCAGTCAGTGGGCGAAAGTCGGCAGGTCATCAGCGGCCCCCTTGAAATGGAAATGAATCAAGCTGGTGCCCCAGGCGACCGCGGCCGACACTGCAGGCATGCACAACAAAAAGGAAACCCAGCACCACCAGCCACGCAAGCTGCACACACCGGCCCGTGTGGGCAGCACCTTTGCGATGGAGGACGGAGACAGAACCCCCGGCGGCGTGGCCGATATAGGGGTGGTGCTGGAGAAAGACAGCGCTCACGTCCAGCAGGACGGACCGCACATAGACAAAGCGCTTGCCCTGACCGCTCGCAGCGAATACAGGGGAGGCGCCAGACAAGCTGGACAAAGCAGACTCAAACACCGAGGGCCTCCGACGGGCCGATCTGTGCAGTTGCCGCAGTAGCCGCTACCGCATTCACGGACTGCAACTGCTGTTTCACAAGGTCGGTGCGAAAGATTGCCCGGACTGTCTCAATGCCCGGGTTCTTCGTGGTCCCCTGCCTGATCTTCACAAGGGTGGAGAAGGGAACACCAGACTGGCCCTCAATGGACTTCAGCTGGACCTGCCGGAACTTCAGCAGCAGGGCACGGACTTGCTCGGTACTTGGGATTTCGGTAGGCATGCACGAATCATATCGTATACGGAATAATCCATGCAAGATAATCAATCCGCATCCGGAATGGCATCGCAGTTAGATTCAGTCAGTCCTGACTTACCCAAAACTGTTACGTCTATGCCTCTCTTCGACAGCCGCCCAGTGCTGTGGAAAAACATCGCCGCGCTCATGCTCAAGAAGTACGGACGCGAAAATTTGAATCAGCTGGCCCGCGAAGCCAAGTTCGGCCCCGCCACAGCATCACGCATCAAAGCTCAGGACACCTCTGTCGGTATCGAAGTCATTGATCGCGTTGCCACAGTGCTGGGAGTGCACCCGTGGCAACTTCTGCACGAAGACTTCAATCCTGAATTTCCGAGCAACAGCACGAACCTCAGTCCGCTAGCGCTCGACCTTGCCCAGCAGCTCGACGCTATCCCAGATCAGACAGCCCGCGAAAAGGCACATGCTCTGGCAACTCAGGTGCTATCACTTGCGGCCGCCTCGATAACAGCACCGCCCTCGCCCGAAGAGCCACCCACGCAGCAGCCTGGCTAAGCTCCACGAAGCACCCCCTCACCTGCCCATTGCGCGCCCCAGCCATTGCAATCGCCTGCAATGCTGGGTGCGCCTCTTTGGGCGCCACATAAGCCAGCGCTGGAAACTCATAGCCCCACGGGCCTAGAGTGCGCGCGGCTGCCTGGCAGACCCCACCCCCAAGAAGAATGCACACACCGGCCCTCCCCTGGCCGGCGCTGTTGCGCGCACGCCACCGGCTCAGACATGCACCTACCGCATGCCCCTGCACTCCACGCAGATCAATGCAAAAAGCCTCGGCTGGCTCGCCCATTTCCACTCAGTGACCTCACTTGTGATGGTTTCTTATTGGCGCAAACTACTGTATGCCCATACATATTTTGACACCTAACAGAACGGAAAGGCAATGCAAATTTAACCGAATACGGATTGATCATTCCGTATTCGGTTGCGCATACATTCCGAATTAGATATGCTCATTCCATCAACGGAATGGCTTATGGCCATTTCTTGATGGGCTCCACGACATCAAACCGTGTACGCCCGCTTCATTTACCAACGCCGGCCCAGCCGGACAGGAGCGTGGAATGCAGACAGCGACCAGTGCACACGTGTGCACACAAAACACCCCCGGGGAATACATCAGCGGCCTGCCCGCGTGGGACCGCGTGCCGCGCCTGGATGCGTGGCTTCCCCACGTGCTGGGCGAATCGCCCCAAAGTGCCGGCATGCACCGCATGCAGTACCTCACCCTGGTGGGTCGGCAGTGGCTGATGGGCATGGTGCGCCGCGCACAAGAGCCCGGCAGCAAATTTGACTTCACGCCGGTGCTCCAAGGCCCTCAAGGGAAGGGCAAATCCGCCCTGCTGCGCGTGCTAGTGGGCAAAGCCTTTTTCAGCGATGACGCCGGCCCCATCAGCTGGGGCAAAGGCTCGCTGGAAGAAATACAAGGCGTGTGGCTCTACGAAATCAACGAGCTGACGGCATTCCGAGCTGCGGAGATGGATGGCATCAAAGCATTCATCAAAAGCACCACGGACAGCTACCGCCCGCCTTACAGCCAACAAGCCGAGTTCTACAAGCGCCAGTTTGTGGTGGCAATCACCACGGACAGCACCGTCCTGCACAAGGACCGCATCGGCCGCAGCTATTGGGTGGTCCCTGTGTGGAATCAAGTCAACACCCAATGGCTGGGCGAACACCGCGACCAGCTTTTTGCCGAAGCCCTGGCACGCAACAAGGCAGACCTGAACGGCCGCGTGCAAGACCTGAACTACCACCCCGGCAATCCTCTGTGTGGCCGGTAAGGAGAAGCAGCGATGAACACAGCTACCACTCCACGCCGCAACACCCCGGGCCGCGTGCCCATTCTGGGTGATCTGGTCCTGGCAGATGAAGCCACAGCGCGCCCCGCAGCCCACAAGGTGCCCATTACCCTGGACGGCCCCTACCCCAAGCGCCTGCGCCGCGTAGTCCGTGCTCGCCGCACCTGGGGCGCTGCCCTGGTGGTGATCGCCGTCACCCTGGCGTTGCATGGCCTGCGGCACTTCATGGGGTAGCCATGGCCCGCAAAACCATCAAGGCCATTGCCGCCCACCTGATGACCGTGGCACTGGCCACGGCCGCAGCTGCGGTCCAAACCCTGCCAGGAGCGCATCCATGACTACCGAACCTCTGGTGGAAGTTATCGGCACCTTGGCCGAGCCACCCCGGCCGCAGATGCAGCCCGTGGGCGAAGCAGGCGATGCCCTCCCCGTGCTGAAGCTGGTGCTGCAGGACTGCGGTGTCAGCAATAAGCGCCTGACCGCAACCCAAGTGTTCCCCGTGGGCGGAATGGCCGCCTGCCACCACCGCGCCGCACAGCTGCAAGTCGGCATGCGGCTGCGCCTGCAGACGCCGGCTTCCCACATCGAATGGCACATGGCCGATGTGCACCACATCCACATCATCAAACCCGAAACCCAGGAGCAAGCAAATGCCTGATCTGGACCGAATCAAATTCGTGATCGAAACCCTGCCCGGCGCCCGCGCTCAGGTATCCATCGACATGCCCGCACCCCACCCCGGCATGCGCATCGGCACGCCTGCCCACTCCCTGGCAATCGACGCCCTGGGCTGGCTGGGCAAGCAGCCGGCGGTGGCGGGCTTTGTGTACAGCCCCGACCCAGCAACCCACAGCGATGACCAGCAGATCCTGCTGGCCGCATCCAGCTTGCTGCAAGGCAGCGGCTATCACGCTGCCGCTGCCGCCGTGCTGCGCGCAATGGATGCCCCTGGACTCAAGCTGACAGCCGCAGCACACGATGTACTGAAGGAGCGTGCACGGCAGGTAGCGCAGGAAGGCTACGACACCGAGCACGACGACAGCCATGTGAACGACGAGATTGCCGCCATGGCAGCGCTGCTTGTCATGCCCGAGGCTGCACGTGACTGGGACGCCAGCAGCACCGGCTACGGCCGCACCTTTGGCGAAGCCATCCTGCCACCGGACTGGAACTATCCACGCCTTGGCGACCGCCGCGACCAACTGGTGAAGGGTGCAGCCATGGCGCTGGCCGAGATTGAACGCATCGACCGTGCCGCCCAGGCCAGCAATGGAGCCGCAGCATGACCACATCTCGCCTCACGCCTGAGCAACAGGCAGAGAACAGACGCCTTTGGACCATCGCAGTCGAGAACGCCAAACGCACTCTCAAGGCCGGCGACCGCCTCCGCGTCACAAAGTGCCCCGGCACAAAGCGGTGGATCACCTTCGCCGGATGGGACGGCAATTGGATCGTCTCCAAGTCAGGAATCAACGACTTCAGCCCACGCTGCGTGGACCGCGTCAACAGCTTGGCAGTTGACTTCACCCAGGAAGGCACAGCATGACCGACGCACACGACACCATCACCCATGCCATCCCGGCGGCCGGCGCCGGTGCTGGCTTCGCGCACCTGCCCGTGTTGAGCATTGCCCGTAGTCTGACAAACCCGCGCAAGCACTTCGACCCGGTATTCCTGCAGGAGCTGGCAGACAGCATCAAGGCCACGGGCGTGCACCAGCCTATTCTGGTTCGCCCTTTGCCCGCCCACCGCGTGGCAGATGAACAGGCATGGGCCAAGACCGAGAAGCGCGAGCGCGCACAGTACGAACTGATCGCCGGGGAACACCGCTGGCGTGCCTGCCAGATGGCGGGCATGGCCGAGATACCGGCGATGATCCGCGACATGACCGACGCCGAGGCACTGGAAGCCCAGGTGATTGAAAACCTTCAGCGCAAAGACGTGTCCGAGCTGGAGGAAGCCGAGGGCTTTCAGGTGCTGATGCAGCACCAGGGCATCAGCGCCGACCAGATGGGCGCCAAGATCGGCAAGAGCCGCGCCTATGTGTATGGCCGACTCAAGATACTGGACCTGTGCGAAGAGGGGCGCCAGGCATTGCGGGAGGGCAAGCTGGACTATTCCTGCGGCTTACCCATTGCCCGCATTCCCAACGAGCAACTGCAGCTCAAAGCCCTGCAGCGTGCAATTGCCCCTCATGGGGGCTGGAACGACGGTGGCCGCAGCCGCATGAGCGCCCGCGAAGTCCAGTATATGTGCCAGAGCGAATTCATGACCAAGCTGGAATATGCCCGGTTTGATCGTGAGGACGCCACCTTGTGCGCCACCGCCGGCGCCTGCTCCACTTGCCCTAACCGGACCGGAGCCAACCCCGATCTGTTTACGGACGTGGACAGTGCAGACGTGTGCACAAACCCACCCTGCTTCAAAGCCAAGGAAGAAGCCCACGCAGTGCGCGTGCGCAAACAAGCCCAGGACATGGGCTGCGAGATCATCGACGGCCGCGCTGCCAAGGAACTGGTGCCCAGCGCCTATTCCGGCGGGGTCACCGGCTACCTGCGGCTGGACAGCCCATCTGACAGCCCCGTCAAAGGCAAGACGCTGCGCAAGCTGACGCACAAGGCACTTGAGGAGTCAGGCATCAAGCCGACCATGGTGGTCAACCCCCATGACGAGAAAGAACTGATTGCCGTGGTGACGCCCAACCAGGCCGAAGAACTGCTGAAGATGGCCGGCAAGGCCGAAGCCCACAAGCAGCTGCTGGCCGACAACGAGCGCGACGCCAAACAGAACGAGCAGAACCAGAAAAAGCAGGCTGAAGAAACCTACGAGCGCGATTGGCGCACCGAGGTTGCCCGACAGATTGCGGTGCACACCAAAGAGCCAAGCGACGCCTGCCTTGTTACTGCCGCCCGCATGGTGACGCAGCACCTGGCCACATCCCTCAATGGCGAATATGCCAAGGAGCTGTGCAAGATGCTGGAGCTGGGCAAGGTAGCCCCCAAGGATGCGATACGCGACCTGGCGAACGATTGGGCGCACCCAATCGCCCTGGCGGGCGCAATCCTTGCCTTGCGCGATAAGCACTACTCCCCTTGGTACTACGAGCACAACCCCTCGGCACCGCGCAATCCCGAACTGATGGCAATGGCAGAGGCTTGCGGTGTTGATGTGGAAGCCATCAAGGCCCAGGTGAAGGCCAACATGCGCGCAGCGGCCAAGCAATCCGCCAACCCGGCGGAGGGCGATACACCCCTTCCTCCGGCTGCGCGTGCTGGCGCGGATGGCAAAGGTGGCAAAGCCAAAAAATCCAAAAATCCCGCTGCGCGTGCGGCCGAGGATGCGGAAAAGCTCAGCTCCGCTGCGGCCACCGCCGGCATCGCTGCCGCGCTGCAGTCGTTGTCCGGGGATGCAGCACCAGGCGCGGCCGAAGCCGCGCTAGGCGACGAAGCGGTGCCAGTCGCGGCTGCGGCCGCGCAGGCACCGGCACCCCTGGTGACATTGAAGCGACCCAAGCCGACCGCGCCCGCCGCTGACACCCCAGCCAGTGGGGGGCAGCAGGAACCTGCCGGCGATGCCCAGGACAGTGCAGACGCAAAGACTGCCACGGCGCCTAAGCAGGTTTACACGCCCGAAGAACTGCTGGCAAACCGCGTGACCGTGCTGCCCAATGCAACGGGCCGGGGCAAGAAAATCTACATCGGGGACGAAGGCACGGTGGTGGCCATCATGGGCGACGCTGCGGTGGACGTGTCTTTCCCTGGCCCCAAGGGCTGCAAGCCCGTGCGCGTGGCATTCCACGTAACCGAACTGGAGCTGGCGGAATGAAAGCCGTAGACCACAAGCTCTGCAAGAAATGCAATGAAGAGTGGCCGGCTGATACCGAGTTTTTCTACTCGCAGCCGGGCGGCTATCTGAACCTGGCGCACTGCTGCAAGGCTTGCTACAAGGAGCACGTGCGCCGGGCTGATAGCCGCCGCAAGGAGCCCGTTGCAGCCGCCGCCCCACGAATCACCGACTGCCTGCAAGGCCTGCTGACTGGCCTGCTGCACCAAGGAGCCCGCGCATGAGCCGCACCCGCTTTTTCCGCAGCGGTGGCAAGCCACAAGGCGATCCGCTGAAGGCTATCAACCACCACCACACCTTGCTCAAGGCCCAGGAAGTGGCGGACACCATGCAGCCCCTGCGCGATGGCTTCGGCGTGATGCGCGCCGGGGTGGCGTCCCATGACCATTACGTGGTGGTTTACACCATCTTCCGCATCGCCAGCGAGATTGAGAAGCAAGGCGTTGTGCGCGGCCTGGCTGAACACATTCAGCAAGCCCTGCAGGCATGCGACAGCTACTACAGCAGGTGCATGTGTGCAGACGTATGGACAGCGCACGAGCTGGAATTCTCCGAGCTGGACGCCATGGCCAACATGATCGAACTGCACGAGTTCCAGCTTAAGCAGTTGACGCTTGCAGAGCTACATGCTGCTGCCAGGAAGCTGATCGCCCGCACGCAAAGCACCGGGGGCGAGGTCTACCGGGCCGACATCGACCTGAAGAACATGAAGCCCATGCAACAACAAAAACAAGGAGTGCCGGC